AATGAAAGCTTCTAAGCAAGCTACTTCCAAATTAGGAGCAAGTGGTTCAACTGTAAATATACCAAATGTATCTACAACTGCTGGAAGTCAAACAACAGCACAGACACCTTCGTTTGATATATTAGGTACAAGTGGTACAAATCAGTTAGCACAAGCGTTAGGACAACAAGCACCAGTACAAGCATTTGTTGTAAGTCAAGATGTAACAACTGCACAAAGCTTACAAAATAATATAGTACAAGGAGCATCACTTGGATAATATAACAAAAACCAAAATTAATTGTTTATAAAAAAAGAACTATGGAAATAATAGAATTAGTAATAGACGAGAATGAAGAACTATCTGGCATAGAAGCTATATCAGTAGTTGAATCTCCAGCAATAGAAGAAGACTTTATTGCGCTAAAAGACCAAGAGCAAATAAGACTTGCAGAAGTAAGTAAAGAAAAACGCTTACTTATGGGCGCAGCACTTATACCAGAGAAACCTATATATAGAAAATCTGGAGACCACGAGTTTTACATTTACTTTTCTAAAGATACAGTAGCTAAAGCATCACAAATGTTTTTAAAGCGAGGTAATCAATCAAAAGCTACATTAGAACACACAGAAGAAAAACTCTCTGGAATGACTATAGTTGAATCTTGGTTAGTAGAAGATGCTGTACACGACAAATCAAGAAAGTATGGTTTAGATATGCCAATCGGCACTTGGATGGTTGCAATGAAAGTTGATAACGATGATATTTGGAACAACTATGTAAAAGAAGGTAAAGTAAAAGGCTTTTCAATAGAAGGCTACTTTGCTGACAAACTAAATAAACCACAAGATAAACAACAAGACCAATTAAGTGAAGACGATAAACTACTAAAAGAAATAATAGATGTACTCAAGGAATCAAACACCAACAAAAAGCAAAACATCTCCTAAAGGAGGTAAACGTGGATGCTTATGCAAAGACAATACTTATAGCTCTAAATGTTGCAACGGAGATTTACAAAATCAAGGAATTGGTAATACTACAGGACAAAATAGTTGAATTTACAACAACAAATAACTAAAGTTGTTTAATAAAAAAGTAAATACTTAAAATTAATATATATGAACTCTAAAGAAACCCTTAACAAAGTTAAGACATTACTTGGTTTAGAAGTTCAGTTAGAAGAGAGAAAGTTAGAAAACGGAACTCGCTTTGAAGCTGATTCTTTTGAAAAAGGTAAAGAAATCTTTATCATAACTGATGAAGATGAAAGAATTGCAGTACCAAAGGGAGAGTACCTTTTAGATGATGGCTTTACAGTTGTTGTTGAAGAAGATGGTATTATCTCTGAAGTTAAAGAAGCAGTTGAAGAAGAAGTAGAAGAAGTTGTAGAAGCACCAGTTGTGGAAGAAGTTGAAGCTGCCGAAGAAGCTGACGTACAAGATTGGAAAGGTATGGAAATAAGAATTAAAAATCTTGAAGATGCTATCGCTGATTTAAAATCTCGTTTAAGCGAAAAAGATGATTATAGTTCCGAAGAAGTAGAATTATCTACAGAAGAAATTACTAAACCAATTAAACACAATCCAGAGTCTAAAGGAGAAATGGAAATGAACCTTTACGCTCAAAACAAACCAATGAGTACTCAAGATAGAGTATTTGCTAAATTATTTAAAAACTAAAAATTAAAAACCAAAATTATGTCAAATAAAATAGACCTTGCGACTACAGTAAACATTACTTCAACTTATGCTGGAGAATTTGCTGGAAAGTACATTAGCGCTGCTTTATTAAGCGCTTCAACAATTGAAGACGGTGGTGTAGAAGTTATGCCAAACGTAAAATTTAAATCAGTTATTCAAAGAATTGAAACTGGAAGCTTAATCGCTGATGGTACTTGTGATTTTTCTGCAAGTTCAAATGTGGATTTAACTGAAGTAGTTATTCAACCAGAAGAATTCCAAGTAAACTTACAATTATGTAAGTCTGACTTCATTAACACTTGGGAATCTATCCAAATGGGATATTCTGCATTCAATCCAAACGGATTACCTACATCATTCGCTGATTATTTAGTTGGACACGTGGCATCTAAAGTAGCTGCTGCAAACGAAACTAATATCTGGACTGGAAATTTAGGTGGAGCGCAAGCTGGAGAATACAATGGGCTTGAAACTCTTGCTGCTGCTGATGCAACAGTATTAGACGTTGCTGGTGCAGTTGCTTTAACTTCTACTAACATTATTGATAAAATGCAAGAAGTAGTAGATTTAATTCCTAATTCTCTTTACGGAAAAGAAGATTTAAAATTATACGTATCTAACAAAGCTGCTAAATTATACATTAGAGCTTTAGGTGGATTTACTGCAACTATTGGAGCTGCTGGTTCTGATAGCAAAGGTACACAATGGTACAACAACGGAAGTTTATCTTTCGGAGGAATTCCAATCTTTGTAGGTAGAGGAATGTCAGATGATACAATGATGGCTGCTCAATCAAGCAACCTTTTCTTTGCAACTGGATTACTTAACGATTACAACGAAGTAAGAGTAATTGATATGACACCTATTGATGGTAGTCAAAACGTAAGACTTGTAATGAGATTTACTGCTGCTGCTGCAATAGGAGTAGGTGCTGACGTAGTTTACTACGCTGGATAATTAAACTAAATAAGGGGAGGGTAAAACCTCCCTTTATATTATTAACTAAAAAAATTTAAATATATGTCATGTGATATTTCTGCTGGTCGTTTAGAACCGTGTAAAGATTCAGTTGGAGGAATCATCGCAGTATACATCTCAAATTATACAAGTGGTTTATTAGGAACTGCTACATTTGGTGCTAATGATG